TAATAACGCAAATGCTGGTGTAGGTGCAGCAAATACAACCTCACTAGACATTGATAACTATGACGATTATCTGAATAATCACATAGATGCAAATGATTTTACTTGGGCAGCAAAGAATCCAGGTTCTTGGGCAAACTCATTAAAAGTTTGCGTAATTGATGACCTGGCAGACCAAATTATTGGTATTACTACAACGGATTTGGGTAATGCTGGCGCCGCCATTGGTTATGGTATTACAGCAGCAGTTTCTGGCACTCTAGCAGGTTCTGGAAGCACTTCTACATTTACTGGACATCTGAAAGGAATTATTACAGGTGTTTCTACTGATGCCACAAACGCTGCTAGTACAATCACAGTAAAGATTGTTTCTAGAGTTTCTTCAGCAGGAACAGAAACAAAGATTGATTACGCTGAGGGTGGGGCGTTTAACTCTTTCGATACTTCAGATTCAATTTACTTTGTAAACAGTTCTGGAATTAACACTGGTGTTTCTGCTACTGTACCATACACACCAGCAACTGTAACTGACTGGTATGACCAACAAACTCTTGGTCTAACAAATAGCACAGTTTTCTGGAAGTCCATTGCTCCAAAACCATCATCAAATGCATATTCTCTTGATAGAAACGGAAAGGGTGATGGCATCCATGTAGTTGTTGTTGATGATTTAGGAAATGTAACTGGCATTCAAGGAAACATTCTTGAGAAGCATGTAGGACTTTCAAAAGCACTTGATTCTATTTCTTCAGTTAATTCTCCACAGAGAATTTGGTATGAGCAGTATGTTGCTGATTTCTCAACTCAAGTTTATGCTGGAGGAAATCCATCATCTGCTGCCGATGCTTATTGGGGAACTGCTCCAAGAGCTACTGGATTCACAACTTATAGTGGAGTTGCTGCAGCATCCTTTACTCCAATTACAACTGGAGATGGATTATGGGGTCAGAATGCACAAGACATTACTTTCTCCGCAATTGGAAACGTAACTTATACTTTGAGTGGTGGTGTTGACTACTCATCTGCTGGGGGAATGCAAGCATCTCTTGGCAATCTAATCACTTCATATGGACTTTTCTCAAACAAAGATGAAGTGGAAGTTGATTACTTAATCATGGGTCCTGGACTGACAGACAGAGCAGATTCTCAAGCAAAAGCAAACTACTTAATCTCTCTTGCGAATGAAAGAAAAGATTGTATTGCTACTGTTGGTCCTCACAGGGCAGACCTAATTGGAATCACAAATACCACAACTCAAACAAATAATCTAGTAAACTACTTCAGTTCACTTTCATCTTCATCTTATGCGGTATTTGATAGTGGATACAAGTACACCTACGATAGATTTAACAACAAGTTCCGCTATATTCCATGTAACGCTGATGTTGCTGGTTTAATGACTCGTACAAACATTGTTGCTTTCCCTTGGTTCTCTCCTGCTGGACAACAACGTGGTATTATCAACAATGCCGTTAAGTTGGCATATAATCCCAGCAAAGCACAGAGAGATAAATTATATCCTCAGAGAGTAAACGCTATTGTTACTCAACCTGGCATTGGAACACTTCTATTCGGTGATAAGACTGCTCTAGGATACGCCTCAGCGTTTGATAGAATCAATGTTCGCCGTTTGTTCCTCACAATTGAGCAAGCACTTCAGAGAGCAGCACAAGCACAACTCTTCGAACTGAATGACGAACTAACAAGAGCAAACTTCAGAAACATCGTTGAACCATATCTCCGTGATGTTCAAGCAAAGAGAGGACTTTATGGATTCTTAGTTGTTTGCGATAGTTCTAACAATACTCCTGATGTTATTGACAATAATGAATTCAGAGCAGACATCTTCCTGAAGCCTGCCAAGTCTATTAATTATGTGACCTTGACCTTTGTTGCTACCAGAACTGGTGTAAGTTTTGAAGAAGTAGCTGGTACAGTTTAACTTTATAATCTAAATAACAAAAGGAGGACTTAACAATGGCAACAACAAAAGAAAACAAAACTATTTCTCAGTTTAAATCATCACTCGCTGGGGGTGGTGCCCGCCCCAACCTATTCGTAGTCGAGATGACATTGAGTGAACTTGGATTTGACCTTCCAACATTTGATGCTGACAAATTCCAGTTTATGTGTAAAGCAGCACAGCTTCCAGCACAAAACATTGGATCTATTGATGTTCCTTTCCGTGGAAGAACATTCAAGGTAGCTGGTGATAGAACTATTGACGCTTGGACAGTAACTGTTATCAATGATGAAGACTTTGTATTGAGAAGAGCATTTGAAGAGTGGTCAAATCAAATTGCGAGTCTTGAACTCAATCTTGGAGCAACTAATCCATCAGCATACATGGCTTCTGCCAGAGTATTCCAACTGGGAAGAGGATCAAAAGCAAATCTTCCAGGTGGCAGCCTAGATAATAGTGGAAATGCTAACGCTGTTCTTGCCGAGTATGAGTTTGTTGATATTTTCCCAACAAATGTCTCAGCAATTGATCTTTCATATGATTCTTCAGATACAATTGAAGAGTTTACTGTTGAATTCCAAGTTCAGTCATTTAACATAGTTGCGGCGGGCGGTTCTAACGGTTAATAAATAGTCCAAGGATTAATTCTAAACTAATAAATTATGGCAAAATTATTTGGATTTTCTATAGAAGATAATGAACCACTATCTCCTAGTGTAGTCTCCCCTGTCCCTCAAAATAATGAGGACGGGGTTGACCACTACATGAGTAGTGGTTTTTTTGGTTCGTATGTAGATATTGAAGGAGTTTACAGGACAGAATATGAATTAATCAAAAGATACAGAGAAATGGCACTTCATCCAGAAGTTGATAGTGCCATTGAAGATATTGTAAATGAAGCAATTGTATCGGATACTAATGATACTCCAGTTCAAATAGATCTGGATAATCTAAATGCTAGTGACGGAATTAAAAAGAAAATCAGACAAGAATTTAAATTTGTTCTAGATTTACTTGATTTTGATAAAAAGAGTCACGAAATTTATAGAAATTGGTATATTGATGGAAGACTTTACTATCACAAAGTAATTGATTTAAAAAATCCCCAAGAAGGAATTCAAGAGTTGCGTTATATTGACGCAATGAAGATGCGTTATATTAGGCAGAACAAAAAGAAACCAGAAGATAGATTTAATATTTCAAAAATTCAAAGCGATAATCCAATGGATTATAGCTTTCCAGATATTGAAGAATATTTTATCTACAACCCCAAAGGTTCGCAACCCACAGGAAACATTAATGCTACTGGAGCGAGCCAGGGAATTAAAATGTCCAAAGACTCAATTACATATTGTACTTCGGGTCTTGTTGATAGGAATAAAGGAAATACACTTTCATATCTTCACAAAGCAATTAAATCACTCAATCAACTTCGCATGATTGAAGATAGTCTTGTTATTTACAGACTATCACGCGCACCAGAAAGAAGAATTTTCTATATTGATGTAGGTAATCTGCCGAAAGTAAAAGCAGAACAATATCTTCGTGATGTTATGATGCGTTATCGTAATAAGTTAGTGTATGACGCTAACACTGGTGAGATTCGTGATGATAAAAAGTACATGGCGATGCTAGAGGACTTCTGGCTTCCCAGAAGAGAAGGTGGTCGCGGAACAGAAATCACAACTCTTCCCGGCGGACAAAATCTTGGAGAGATTACTGATATTGAATATTTTAAGAAGAAGTTATATCGTTCACTTAATGTTCCACCATCAAGAATGGATGGTGAAGGTGGATTCAATCTAGGTCGCTCTTCGGAAATTCTCAGAGACGAACTAAAATTCACTAAGTTTGTTGGACGTTTGAGAAAAAGATTCTCTAATATGTTCAATGATATGTTGAGAACACAGTTAATTCTCAAAAATATTATAACCCCAGAAGATTGGGAAGTAATGAGTGAGCACATTCAGTACGATTTCCTCTACGATAATCATTTCTCTGAATTAAAAGATGCTGAGCTTCTTAATGAAAGGCTAAGTATGGTTCAAGTTGCCGAACCATATGTTGGCAAGTATTTCTCACAAGACTATGTGAGAAGAAAGATTCTTCGCCAAACTGATGTTGAAATTATTGAGCAAAATGCTCTAATTGAAAAAGAAATTAAAGATGGAATTATTCCAGATCCAAATGTTCCAGTAGATCCTGCTACAGGTATGCCATTAGACCAATCATCTCAAATGGATTTGGGTCAACCAGTGATGGAACCGGATTTGGAAGCACAGGGATCAGCAACTGAAGCTCCTGGAATAGAAGCACCATCAGCACCAAAAATGCCCAAGGGTGGTGAGATATAAATAAAGAAAATTACTTAGGTATTAAAATGGATGATCTTCTGGATATGATTATTGCTGATGAATCACCATCACAAATCAGTGATAAGATTAAAGATATGTTGTTTTCAAAGTCGGCAGAAAAAATTGATGCTTTTCGTCCGACCGTAGCAGCAAACGTTTTTGGTTTGAATGATGAAAGTGAGGAAGAATATGAAGAAGAGGAAGAATGAAATCTTTTAAAGAGTTTCTGTCCGAAAGTGTAAATATTTCGGGAGACTTTAACGGAAATCTTTACATCAATTCACAACCAGAGCCACAACAAGTTGGTGAAGAATATGTTGCTGATATTCTGTGGAACGGTAGTCTATACAGAATGGAAATGACTACCAAGAATGGTGTTCCATCTAAAAGAGATTTAGGAGAGCAACTTCAAGGAGAGTATCCAGGCGCAGTTGTTCAACAAATTTATCCAGTACTAGAAAAAAACTTTAATATTAAAAACGCAAAGAGATACCACCCATCAAAGTTGGAATGGATTGATTGATTTATGGCTCAGTGGAATATACAAACTCAAGATTACTTAAATCAGGAAAGATCATTATTTGAAGTTGTAGGTGTTGCGTCAAGTGACGGTCAAGTAATAAGTTATCAAAATCCATTTCCAGTATCTTTAGGTTCTTCTAATATTACTATTAGTGGTGAAGTTGTCATTCCAGGCACGATAGAGATTAGTAATGATGAGGGAAATCCCATTCCCACACATGCTCACCTATATGATGAAAATGATAATGAATATACTGCATCAAATCCACTCACAATAGATGGGACA